CCTGTTAAGATAGGTAGAATAAATCAAACATTATTCAGTACAAGTTCAATAACTGAAATCACTAATCCTATTCGTTCAACTAGTGTTAATTTGATTGCCTTATCCAGTGAAGTTGTCGTTTCAGCTAAAAGCTCCGCAGATGTCGCTAATTTAACCTTTTCAAGTAGTCTGGTAGCGGCCCCGGTTAAAATAGGTAGAATTAGAGAAACTTATAATTCCACATCAACTTTAACAGAAGTTACCAAGAGAACACGCGGTGATACGGCTAATTTAACAGCAATTAGTTCATGTAACATAGTGGCCTATAGAATACGACCATTTGCGGCCGCTTTGTCTTCAACAACAATTATTACCAATAATGTTCATGTAACCAAAACCGCAACAGTTAGTTTATCTAGTACAAGTTCAGTTCATCTTAGTGTTACATTCCAAGCCAATGCCAATTTGGTTAGTAGGTTTAGTTTAACCGCTATAGATTATAGAACTGAACACGATCAAGCCAATTTAACCAGTGTTTCAAGTATATCTGTTCAAGTTCAAAGAACAAGAAATGATCAAGCTAACTTAACTAGTGCTACAACCTTAACTGAATCCATTACGAGAATTCGTCAGGCTCAAATACATCTATCAGCATTGGCCGGCGAATTAACTGTGGATGTTGCTACACGAACTGTTACAGCACACTTGACATCTATTAGTAGTCAATTGTCAACAGCCACAAGAACAAGAACTGATCAAGCACATATTGGCGCCAATTCAACATTGTCTGCCAATGCTGGTAAATTGGTTCAAACCACTGTTCATATACAAGCCTTGTTCTTTGAATTAAGCATTGGTATCAAGATTCACATTGATCCAAACCTAACTTGGCCGATCAGCCGAGATATGTTTGTATGGACCATAGAAAGTGAATTGGACACTTGGTTGATAGACGCAGAATCGAGAACACAAACAATAGAAGCAGAAGATAGATCGCAACAGATAGAATCTGAACAAAGAACATACATACTATAAGGAGTCCACGATGACCACAGGATTTTATATTCAAAACAGTCAACTATACATTGACAAAGATACAAGCAGCCAATTGACCTATACTTTAGATTGGAGTCAATGGCTCGCAACTGGTGATACTATTGCGTCGGCCAGCCAAACAGTACAAGCTCGTGCCAATGACCCCGCACCATTGGTAAAAGTTACTGGAGGAGTAACTGGAGGTAACCAAACTTATATTCAATTATCGGGTGGACAGGAAGACAAGACCTATACAGTTTTTGTCACTGTTACTACCACAAATGGTTTGGTTGAACGCAGAAATTTCAAAGTTAGAACAATTAGCCGTAGTGCTTAAACTGTGTTAATGGACCGCGAGGGCAGGCTGAACTAGGGGATTTTGTCCATTTCTCCCCTAGGCATCAACGCATTGGCAGACGAGCAGATACCCCCTCACTCACATTTCCGCCCTGATTTTAGACAATCAGCTAAATACAATGTAGAGAATACATTCAGGCAAACAAATGGCACACAAACTTAGGCTTCAAAACGGGGTTAAAACAGGACCCACCCGATATACATTATTCAATTCCTAACTGATGGCAGACTCACTGTCTAGGTTCATGCGGTTACCTACAAATATGGGTTAACTGAAAAGGTTGTGAATTAGACGCAGGGATCTAATTGAGTAGTGTTAGGCAGAGACAGCCAAGGGTATAAACATGATAAACGATGGTCTCTGAGGATTTCTCAAATCCAAAAAAATGGCTGTTGCTAGTCATGACTTGAAAATGGAGAAGATTACTTGATATCATTCATAGTCAAATGCTTACGCATTTGCCTATTTCGTTAAAGCACTTCGTGCCCAGTTGGCACTCGAAGCTTTAACATCAAATTTTATAAGAAAAAACAAATAAATGAAAATGAGTTTGAGCCAGAAGGCGAAACGAAGTTTCATTTATTGGACTAACGAAGTTAGTCCTTGTTTAACCAATAAGATAGACAAAGCCACAAATTCTCTGTTATATTATTAGCAAGGAGAAAGAAAAATGGCAATAACTCGATTGAACACGCACGACACCCATCCCACAAGCATACATCTTTGCCGACAGCCAAGCAAACACTATGCGGCCCTGAGATGCGTCACTTGCGACAAACACATACAATGGCTCAGTCGTGAAGCCGCTGAACTACTATTACAAACCAATGAATCTTGAATACGCCCGACTGGATATGATGCGTGTGATCCATCATGGTATAGAACTCAATTGGCTACATTCAGCCCCAGATTGCGAATATAGAGAAGATTACCAGTGTTTCTTTATATTGCGCGGTAGCAGAACTTATACACTGGCTATATTAAAATATGGAGATTGCTTTGAATAAAGAACTACTGGCCATTATGGAACAGGTCTATGCTAACTACACAGGTGAACAAGTGGCTGAATGTATTGCCCATATACGCATAAGACTTAATAGACAACGAGAACGCGAACAGCTGGAAGAAAATATCAGTCGTATGCGATTGAAATTAGAAGAGTATACTGACTTAGAATAGAGTATTTTTCTACTATATTTACAGCTCTTTAATAAATACATTATCAAGGAGACAAATATGGCGGCAAACAAAGGATTAAGAAAAGGCGGAACTGGTCCTAGACCTCATGTGTGGCGATGTGGGCCAGATGAATACAAACATCAAATGTACATACCATTCCTCAAGGCCAAGGCACAGGCAAAATTTAGAGCGGAATCCTGGGAATTAGAATTTGAAGACTATTTCACGATATGGAATGGTTTCTGGGCAGATAGAGGCAGAGACACTGACAGCTTATGTATGACTCGTAAAGACTGGTCAGGTAGTTGGAGCAAGGACAATATCATTTTGGTAACTCGACTGGAACATTGCCGTAAACAAGCTGCCATTAGCACAGCCAAATGGCGGGCACAAGGACTCAAACGCCGTTATAAAAGCAAGCATAATCCTGAGGGCATATGAGAATACTATATAAAAACTTGTTCAAAATGCCCCCACGAGATGGTATGACCTATTCAACCATCTATGTACAACAATCACGGGAACAAAGAGCTTTATTATGTGCCCATATTCGATTATGTGTGGAAGAACTTGCTTCGGCCATAGAAGGTGATGAAGTATGGGAACACCTAGCTAAACAGCGATTACGCGGCTTTAATCGCCCCAGAACCATATATACTATTATCAGCGATCTATTAACAGAAGCTGGTGGCAAGAAGAAAGATGGATCACGAAAAGATTTCGCCAAGGCACCTATTGATCGTTGGAATAGATTATTTTATGATACCCATTACGAAATCATCCTGGAACAAGATTATGATACACATTAATATCGATCCATATGATATGCTGATACAGCACAATGTTCGTATCACGATGTTAGAAGAACAAATGCGACAACTACAAGCACAACATCAGTCTGACACTAAGACAATAGAACGCCAACAGAAAACCATCACACAGTTACTACAAAATGAACAAGTATTAAGTGATGCTGTGGGGCATTTGTTATTAAAACAACCTAAATAATACCCATATTTCAGCTGTCTTGTTAAATACAAGATGGCCAATATAATCGACAGTGGTGGCATCGTAGCTACCCCACCAAATCCAAAAGAACCAACAACGACCCCGGAATGCTCGCATGAGCACGACTGTTCATGTGAAATTGCCGCTGAGGCTCCTATTCAGGAATTTGTAGCCAAGTGGGAATACAAGGCACGCCAACAACCCAAATGGGGCACAGTTACCAAGGACGGCTTGGTAGTAGGGCGTGGCGCAACCAAGAAAGTAGTACCTCCTGATGAAGTATGGAAGCTGGCCGCCATGGGCTGTACTCTAGAAGAGATGAGTGATTGGTTCCAAGTCAAGCCAGATACCCTAAAATACAACTTTGCGGATTATATAGCAAAAGGCCGTGCGGAACTTAAGAGACGATTAAGAGCGGCACAACTCAAGGTAGCAATGGGCGGCAATGCCACTATGTTGATTTGGCTGGGTAAAAACATCTTAGGCCAAAGCGACAGTCCCCAGGATTCAGCCGCAAACGCTCCTTTACCCTGGTCTGACAACGACCTTTAATCTATGGCCACTATACCTGAACGCATTGCGGTAGTTGAAACCAAAGTAGACAGTCTCAAAGAAGGTATTGATGATCTTAAACATTGTCTCGACGATAGTCATAACAAAGTTATGAAACAGTTGGATGATTATCGTGAAGAAAATGCCCGAGACCATGCCAAAGTTATGAAACAGTTGGATGAACTGATGTTGTTCAAAAATAAAGGTATGTGGCTAGGAGGCGCGATTCTTACCTTATTAAGCCTTGTATTCGGCCATCTCGAAACCATAATCAAATATTTCCACTGATGACATTAAGCGTTCCACAACAAACTATCGCGAATGATGGCCATAGGTT